GCCGGCTGTCCCGCGTCCGAAGCCGTTGGAAACGGCATTGCATGTGGTTTTCGGATTGGAACGCGAAGTCAGTGCAGCTTTCGGCGAGGATGTTTTCGAAATTCGACCACAACGCGCCGTGCGCGTTGACCGCGCCGGTTTTGAACGCGCTCGAAAACCCAGCCACGAGGCCGCCGATGACTGCGGTATTGTAGATGGCGTCGCGCCCGAACGTCGATGGATTGGTCGAGCCCTGGTCCGTCTTGCCGTCGCTGAACGCGGGGAACGTGCCGGCCTGCGCGCCGGACGCATAGAGCCGCGTTCCGCCTGCCCCTGTCCAGGCATCCGCCGGCGAGAGCGTCGAGAACGTCAGCCGAGGCTGTGCGAGGAAATAGCGGACATTGGAGTATAGCGGCAGGGCGCCGCCGCTGATGTCGATCGCCGCATCGGGCAGATATATGTCGCCTGCTCCAGCCGCGAGCGCAGCGGCAGCGGCGGCCCGGATGCTGGCTTCGGTAGCATCCGGGAAATAGGTGGTCGGATAGGTCTTGTAGGCCATCAGGCGACCCTCACAATCAGGATGTTGCCCTGCGCGTCACGCAGGATATTGCCCTCGGCGTCGCGAAGGATGGCAAAGCCAGCGGGAGGCCCGCCCTTGCTTGGGGCGGCACCCATCCGGCCGAACCCGCGGCCCATCAGCCCCATGCCGAAACCCATGTCAGCCTCAGGTGTTCGAGATCACGGCGATCTTCTCGCCGGGCTGGACGGAGAAATACTCGGTCTGATCCGCCGCCATTCGCGCGTTGCTCGTCGTCGCCGTCGGGTTGGCCCCGACGAGAATCGAGCAGATCGCATCGGTGTGGACCCGAATGGCGCGCGTCTGGCTCCCGAAGGCCGACGACTGCGCACTCGTCCCGCTGATGGCGACGGTCTGCGACGTGCCGGGCAGCGCGCCCATGGGCAAATGGCCGGGCACCTGACCCAGAGCCGATTCGGTGAACTCGGTGATGTAGAGGGTCGCCATCTCACTGCGCTCCGTTCATGGGCATTGCCCGGTTCATCATGTCCATTCGGCTGCCCATCACGCCCATGCGCGCCTTCTCGATGTCGGCCTGCGCCTTCGCGATCGTCGCCTGAGACTTGACCTGCTCGATGGCGACAGACGCCTGAGCCTCTTGGCCCATCGTCTGCGTCTCCATCACGATCTTCGCGGTTTCGGCTTGGGTCTTCTGGTTCTCGGCCTGCTTGCCGGCCATCTCGAGCTGCATGGCGGGCGCCTGAGCCTGCTGAGCCGACGCCTTCGCCTGTTCGATGATCTTCATCGCCTTCTTCTTGACGCTCAGCGCCAGCGGGCTCAGTTCGATCAGCAGTTCCGGCGGCACCTGTGCCCCCTTCGTCGCCATGATCGACAGGGTGTCGTAGGCGTCCATCTGCATGTTGATGGTGTCCGGGCCCTCGTCGATGATGATGTCCACATCCAGTTGGCCCATGGGGTTCTGAATTGCTGGCGCTCCGGTGCTCGGGTCCACGACGAGCCGGTTGACCGCGAAAAACTCCGCCAGCCCCTCGTCGTCGGTCACGCGCACATAGCGCTCACCCGTCCAGAACGTGCGCACGGCGTGCCAGATGGCCCGGTAGACGCGAAGCTTCCAGTTCCGATAGTTCGACGCGAACGGCCCAAGTTCCGCCATGCCAGCGTATTGCTGCAGCTGGATGGCGCGGCCTGACATCTGGTCGACGCCAGTGCCCACGAGCGCCGGGTTGAACCCGTAGTTCTCGATCTCGGTCTTGGCCTCGACCAGCATGTTGAGCTGGCCGTTCATCTCCGCTGCTTTTGCAGCATCGTCGAACACCGGCGGCTGCGCATTGGGCGGATAGATGATCACGCCGTCGGGCTTGTTCGACTCCTTGCGGATCTTCTCGACATCAAGCCCCTCGCCGTCCTGAATGATCAGCCGGCGGGTGTTGAGCTGGTGCAGCGCCTTCGAGCGGCGGGCGTTGATTTCGTCCTGCGGGCTCTTGAGGATGCGAACGAAGCCGTACCGGTCGCCGTCGTGGTCCACATTGGCCGACCACATGATATATTTGCAGAAGCTCTTGCCCTTCTCGTCCTTCAGGTAGGACTCGCCTTCCATCAGCTTCAGCTTGCCGGTGTAGACGCAGTAGGCCCATTGCCCGTTCTTGACGTACCAATGGTCGATGAGGCGCACCTTCTGGATGCCGTCCTCCTGGTCGAACCACTTGTCGTCGCTGTCGGGCTCGGAGGTCAGGTCGCTGTCCGAATCCACGGACGCGCGTAGCTCCTGCTCCCGATCCGGGAACATCTCGATGACCGACTCCAGATCGGCCCACTTCCCAACGCCCATGTACCGGGCATCGGAGAAGTTCGCCTTGACCGAGCGCGGGTCGTAGAAAAACCCCGACGGATCGACCTCCTCCAGCGTCACATCATGGTCGTTCGGCCCGAGGTTCGACGGCTCGATGACGATCTCGACACCGGCAATGCCATCCACGGCGCCATTCAGCAGCGCATCGTTGTCTTTCTCCGGCCATTCGGCAACATCGCACACATAGCGCAGCACGGCTGTCGCGAGTTCGGCCCCGGCCTCGTCCTTCTCGGTACGAGGATAGCCGCGCGGGTCCTGCCGCTGCTTGGCGAGGATCCCCACGGTGCCGTTGATCTTGCGCGCGATGCGGTTGAACGTGATCGGCGGCTGCTTGCGCGCCTTCAGCGCCTTCAGCTGGTCCCCGGTCCAGTGCGAGCCGTGATAGTACCGCCGGGCCTCCTGCGCCTCCTTGATCTCCTCCTTCTTGGACGAGAGATAGGCCAGGTACTGCTTTTTGCGCGCGCTGAGGCTATCGGTCGTGGCGCCGCCATTGCCCCCGACCGGCGCGCTCCCCGCCTCGTAGCCCGAATTGTTCATCAGTACGTGATCCAATCGTTATCCGAGGCGACGTTTTCCCGCGCGCGGTAGTCGCTGAACTGCTTCTTCGGCTCGGCTGCCTTGTCCCGCACCCACGGCCGCGACATGCAGGCGTAGCGCCACTCGTCGGCCGCGTGGTCTTCCAGGTTGCTGTCGAGGTCTTCCGGCCGCGCCTGGTCGTGCTGCAGCATCGGGATTGTCCGAATGCTGTCCTTGCACGTCGAGAAGCAGAAGATCATCGGCGCTTCGTCGGTGCCGATGAGCCGCTGGCGCATCATGTCCCAGCCTCCCATGGCTCCGCGCTGCGACACCCGCTTGTTGTCGGCCGGCCGGAACATCACCTTCTTCGCGCCAGACCCGACCGTGATCCGACTCGCAATCGAAGGGCCGCCATCTTCTGCGAAGGCCGCGGGGTCGAGCACGCCACCCACCACCTTCTCGGTCTCGCGCTCGGCAATGCCGGCGCCTACCTGTTCAGCCGTGAGCTTCAGGCCGGTATTTGGCTTGCCCGGCACGCAGCCGTACCACTCGCGATAGCGGACGATGGCGCCGCGCGGGATCAGCACGTTGCTCACCGGGTGCCGCGTGTCGTCTCCAACGATAGCCCACCAGCCGAACGAGAACGGCTTGGCAGAGCCCCAGTCGCCCGACCGGAACCGCGCCCAATCGTCGGGCAGCTTGAACGGGTCGAGCACATGGCGCTGCTCCGACCACACGTCGAAGAACGCGCCCTCGATTGCCGACCAGTCGCCGTCGAGCCATGCTTTGACGAGCGCCGATCCGCCGACCATCTTGAGGCGGGTCAGGTAGCCCGGATCGCTGTCGAGCAGGATTCGGTTGTCGGTGATGCGCGACGGGATGACCGCCATACGGTGCGTTGCGCCATCGTCGAGAACGCGCGTCACCACCTTCGGCGACTTCGGGAACGGCACGAGCCCGTAACGCTGGCTGATCCAGCCCTGCCCGGCGCCGCCGGGGTTGGCGGTCAGGATCAGTTGCACCGGCACGCCAGATGCCGACCGCAGCACGCCGTAGAGCCGGTCGATGACCGTGGAATCCGGGTATTGCCCCGCTTCCTCAACCCATGCGTCCGTCAGGTTGCGGCCCTGATACTGTTCCGCGTCCTGCATGCTGTCGAGATAGGCGAAGGTGATGCGCCCGCCGTTCGGCATCGAAAAGCGCGGGATCGGCGAGCCGACGAACTTCGCTCCCAACGGCAGGTAGAGCTGCTTGGCGCGTTCGATCGCGTCCTCTGACGAGACCGTCGTGCGCCGGAACATCATGGCGTTGAAGGCCTTGCCGTAGCGGCGCTCCTTGATCGCCCATTTGCCCAACACACCATCGGTCTTGCCGCCGCCTCGAGCGCCACCGAAAAAGATTTCCGCCAGCGGGCAATCGACGAGCGCCTTTTGCGGGCCGGGCTGCGGCGACCAGAGCCTAGTGCGTGGCGTGTTCGGCTGCCCATTCGTCATCGGTCAGGGGCTCGTCCGAAATGGTGTAGTTGAGGTTCACGTTCTCGGTGCGCTCGGTGAACGCCTGCACGCCGATGTGCTTGCCGATCAGCTCAAGCGATTTGACCGCGTTGGAGGCGTCGAAAACGTAGAGCGGGCGCCCGTCGTCGTCGGTTATCGCCTCGCCGCGCTTGTTAAGCAGCGGCTTGACTTCCTGCATGCAGCGCTCGTGGATCTTCTGCGCCTGGCGGAGCACGTAGTCGGCGTCGATCTGGACGCGCTCGGCACGCGCCGCCTTGGCCGCTTCGACGGCTGCCGCGACTTCCGGCATGGTCAGCAGCTCGTGCCCGATGCGGTTGGCGTTCTTGGGGCTGTATCCGGCGCGGCGGGCGGCCTGAGCGGCGTTGAGATCGACGAGGTATTCATCGACGAAGGCCTGCCGCTTGACGGTAAGCTTAGACATCGCCCAGCTATGCTGTGATGTGCTTGACGGCCCACATGACCGCCTCTTCGACCTTGGTCTTCGCCAGCGAGATTTCGCGGCTGTTGCCGAGCCCCGAGATCTGATCGTGGAATGCGAGACCCGCATCCTTGATCGCCTGCATGTTTGCCTTCTCGGCGTCACTCAGGACGCGATAGGCGTGACGCATCGTGTTGTTCACGGTGCGAGCGTCGGAGGCACTGTCTACGGTGGTCATGATTGCTGCCTTTCTAGGTTCAGCGGAAAAATCAGATGGGGCCGCGTTCGATTGGCCGGTTATCGCCTTGCGGTCCCGCACCCGGCTTTGACTTGACGCATCGAACGCTGCGATCCGCCCTACCCCATGGCGGGCGTGAAGGAGTGTGCGGGCATGAAAGGGAATTTCAGGGCGAGCGAACAACTCGCGCGGATTGGACCGATCCGCTGACCCGGCCGGTGCCTAAATCATGGCCCGCCAGACAGTCACACCCGAATCATGCCTATCGATAGCCCAACCGTCAAGCCGCCTCTTTCCAGTGCTGCATGCCAGCAATCTGCGACACCTCGAGCCGCGCCGGCGTCAACCGCCCGAACACCTCGATCAGCACGTCCACGAGCCCCTTCGCCGTAATGCCCGCCACAACGCCGCCAAATCGCGCCAGAGGCCCTTCGGCGATCTGGATGGATGACCCTAACGGCAGGGCGTCACGAAGCCGCTGGCGGGTCTTCTGCCGGGCGCGGCTGCCCCTCGTATCGTCGTACTCACCCGAAGCCTGCGCTGCCATGATCCGCTCGACCGTCGCCGCGGCAATCGGCATGGGCGAGACGCTGCCATCTGGAGCCGGGCAGCCGAGCACATCGATCACGCCATCACATCGCCGGAGGGCGGGCCATGTCGCTTCGGGCGAGAACTGCACGAAGGCGTAACCAGGCATCAGCGGCTCGGCGGTCGTCGCCCATCGCTTGGTGCGGCGATGTTGGCGCTCGATCTGGCGCATCGGAGCGTAGACGCCGAAGCCCGCCATTTGCAGGCGGGCCACGTCGCGATCGGCCAAGCGGGCACGAGTTCGGACGACGAACCAAAAGCTGTCTAGTTTGGTCAAGATAAGGCCCCACGGGTTTCGCGGGACCGGTCGTTCAGCGGCGCACCATCATGCGCATGATTTGGGGCGAACGGGCAAGAGCGTGGGCTGGGCTGCCCAAGGCTCGGGAGGTTTCGTCAGTTTCGTCACGCACGATACTCCCTAGAAAGCAAAAATGGGGAAAAAGAGCTTAGGGAGGGTAGGTAGTGACGAAACTATAAATACACCACCCCTCTCTCTCCATCCTATTATATTTCCTATGTTTTTTGCTGGTAGGTTTCGTCACCGAAGGGCGTGACGAAACCCCCTAAATGCGTGACGAAACCTAGCTCAAAATCAGTTACGTCACCGTGACGAAACCTCATTTCCGTGACGAAACCTCACCGGCAAATGTACTTCCTGCCGGGCCGGCCGCCGCGAGTGCTGGGGGGCATTTCGACCTCAATAACGTCGCCGCTTTCGACGAGCGCCTTAAGGGTCTCGTCATAGGCTTTCCCGACGATAGCGCCGCGCAGTTTGCGGGTGATCTCGTTCCTGGTGAGCCCGGCCTGACCCGCCTCGCGAACGATGCCGCGGATGCGGTTATAATTGCGCTGGCTCTCGTTCTCGAAGATCCGGTCGCGGGCATCACGGATGACGCCATCTGCGCTCGCCAGGGCCACCGCCTTGCCCCAGGACAGGTCATCCATGGTCAAGCTGGCATAGCGCCCCTCTCGCGACACAGCGTGGATCGTGGCGAGCCTGAGCGCCATTTCGGCGGTGCGGCCCACGATGTTCATGATTTCGCGCCACTCGTCTGCAGCGGCAAGCAGGTGCTCCTCGAAAGCGAGATAGGCAGCTTCGACATCTGGCGAAGCCCAGTCGACGATCTGATAATCGAGATGCTGGTTCAGGGTAAAGCAGCTCATGCCGCCTTCCATATTCCCGCCATTGATCGGCAGGAGCGCCCGTAGCTTGCGCGTGACGTTGTCGGGTGGGATGCGCGGGTCTGCCAAGACGTTGGCGGGTGAACGGCGCGGCGCCGCCTTGATCACGAGGAAGCGGTTGAGGAAGCCGTTCTCAATGGAGCCGCCCGCCAGGGAGCGATAGAATTCGTCTGGCGTCGATGCGCCGAAGATGGTGAGCGAAGGGGAGTAAATGCGCATGGTCGGGTTCGCCGCGCCCATGGACGTGTCGAACGTGTCGAAGCTCGTACCCCACAGCTCGCGCAGAATGTTGCTGATGCCATCCTCGTGTGATGAGCCGTTCTTCCGGCCGATGCGCGCGAACAGGTTCTGCCCCAGCTCGTCGGTAACGGCAAGAACGCATGGCTTTATCTTCAGCAGCAGTTCGATGGCGGAGTCCGACTTGAACTTGCCGGTTGTCGAGATCGGCATCTTGGCGGCGTCGAGGATGGTATGCACCGCCTTGAGCGGCCGATCCTTGCCCACGGCGCTATCGCCGACGATGGCGATATAGAGATGGGTGCCGGTTCGGGTCGGGGTTGCGATATGCCGGCCACAGGCTGCGGCGAGAATGCTGATGGCAGAGGCCACGGCCAAGGGGCGGTTGGGGCGCCGAGCGGTCGCCATGACCCAATCGGCAATGTCGCTGAGCAGCCCGGCAGGATGAAGCCAGTCGGTACCGTCATACAGCGGCGGCACTTCGCCGGACGGGACGCTCGCCATATCGACGATTTCGCCTGTCTCGGGATCTACGCGTTCCACCTTCGCGGGCCCGGCGCGTAGCCGAGAGGCGTCATAGCCATCCTCGACGACGGCATAGCTGCTCTCCGGCATCTGCCGCGGCTGCTTGGCGCCACTGGTGAGCCCGGAGCGAATGGTCTTGCGGACGGCAATCGGCCCATCGTCGCGCACCAGGTCAGCAGCCGCATTCTCAAGCATGGCCGCTACGGTGCCGCTGGCGATCCATCCTGCCCCGACGAGTTGGCCGAGCGAGAACGCGGATCGGTTGAGCTGCTCGTTGCGATGCCCGACGGGCGCTGATCGCACTGCCTCCAGCTCGAGTTGCAGGGCGGAATCGACATAGGCGCGCACCCGCTCATCGGACGGCGCTGGACCGGTTGGCACATGGACGGGGGCGGGGGTCGCACGCTCCGGCGCCTTGATCATCGCCACCAACCATTCCGGCATGACGGGCGCATCGAGGATATCGCCGAACGCCTCGTATCGCCGACCATCGGACAGGACGGAGCCGGGGGCGAGGACATAGCCGCCCGCGCCGCGCACGTCGATCCCACTGGGCAGCGCGCCGCGCCCATTGCCGAGTTGCACGCCGGATGGCTGGCGGAAATAGAAATGCGTGCCCTGGTTGGGCGTGCCGACGACTGGAACGCCGTTCGGGTCGAACTGGTGCTCGTCGAACAGCTCGGCGATGGCCGCGACACCATCGTCCTGCCCGTGTCGATCGGCGTCGATGACGACGATGCCCGACTTGGCTAGGTCTATGCCTACGGCAGCATCCGGCCATCGGCGCCACCAGCCCGCCACCTTGGTCTTATCGCTGGTGGATGCCGAGCGCCAGAAGACGCCCGGCATGGGTTGCTTGACCTTCTCGCCTGATGATTGGCAGGGGAAAACGGAGAAGCCCGCCGCCGCGAGTTCAATGGCAACACGCGCGTTACCTGTTTCGACGAGTTCAGGCATCAGAACGGCGCCTCGTCGCGCAGCTTGGTCTTGAGCGCGTGGCGATAGCCGCCGATCATGCGCCGGCAGAATTCCTGCCACTCGAATTCGGTGAGCTGGGCGAGGTTGGACTTGCCGATCTCGTCCAGGTACTTCCCGGCGCTGGCTCCGCCCTCCTCGGTCGCGAGCTGGTCGAGGCGTCGAAATTCGATCTCACGCATGGCGTATGTCCTGCTTGCGATGTCGAGGCATTCCTTGTCGTCGCAGCAGAAGGCGATCTGCTCGACGGTGCGGGCGTTGCGGGCATATCCCCAGCCGACGGCCGGGCTTGCGCAGACCGCGCAGACGCGATCCGAAAAGCGGAAATGGGTCATGGCATCAGCCCCAAAAGTCGATCTGCGCGGGCGGCGCCTCTTCTGGCGAGGCGAGCGATGAGAGTGCGGATCGCATGCGCGCCTTCCAAAGGCACAACGCCGTTTCCGAGCATGCGGAGCCGGTCGACCCGGGCAGCGCCAGCAGCGTCCAGCCCGGCGGCCAGCCCATCAGCCACTCGACGAACAGCGGGTTCAAGCTGCGGCGCTCGGGCGAGGGTTTCCCGCCATCCGGTAATGTCTGCGGGGCCGGGAGGAAAGAGACGGCTTGGTCCTGCAGGTTCGGTTGATGCCCAGCTTCGATCCGCGTCTCCGCGTCCATCCCGCCCCTCTCGCCATTGTTCGCCGCAGGCGTTCGCCACATCGCCGCCTCGTCGTTGAGGTTGCGCATGCCGTGGCCTTCCGCCTTCATCGCCGCCACCCGCTCCGGTGAGTGCGGCGGCATGTGATCCCGCGCCTGCGGCGTGCTCCAGTTCGCAGTTGCCCCGATCAGGCCCGCCTGATGGCTCTGCGGCGTCACCTTTTCCCCGCCATCCGCCGTGACTGGCGTCGGCCACGCCGAGGATGAAAAGCCGCTCGCGCTGATGGCTCGCGCCGACTTCTGCCGCCGTGAACAATCCGCCCTCAACCGCAAAACCCAGCTTCTGTAAGTCTCGCCAAACCCGCTCGGCGCCAGCGATTTCGTCAGCCCCCGCCGCGAGCATGCCGCCGACATTCTCGATGAGGACGAACCATGGCCGGGCCTGCACGATGAGCTTGCGGGCGGTGCTCCACAGGTCGCGCCCGTCGAGGCTGCCGCGCTTTCGCCCCGCGAGGGAATGCGGCTGGCACGGGATGCCGCCAATGAGGCCATCCACAAGGCCACGCCATGGCTTGCCGTCGAAGGTTCGGGCATCGCTCCACACAGGGCACGGAGCCAATCGACCCGCTCGCATCGCTGCAACCAGGTGCGCGACGGCGAAGGCTTCCCTCTCCACCATAACGACGCTTCGAGCGCCTTCGATTGCCAGTTCAAGGGCAAGGTCGAGCCCGCCGCCGCCGGTGCAGATGCTGATGGTGTCGAGCCGCTGTCGAGCGGCGTTGGCGGGATGAAGAGCCACATGGTTCATGCCGCCTCCATCGCCTTGAAGCCGCGCCCGACCACCTCGAGATATTTGCCGTTCGGCTTGACGGAGATCGTGGCTGGCATGCTGAGTTCGCCGGTGCGCTGCATGGCTTCTGCCGTTGTCTTCGGAAAGGGCATTGCGCCGCTATGAAGCGACCACCACCGGCACGCATGTTCGCGCGGCCGGCCGCTATATTCGAACGCCAGCCATTCGTTCACGGTCGAAATGCCAGCGTAGTAGCTCACCCGCACGCTGTCGGGGCTGCCGAGCTTCTGCCAGACGCGGAACTCCCAATCGACGACGGGCAGCATCTTCGGCGGCACGGGCTCATTGCTGAGCACGGCAACGGAGTCGTCGGCAGTGGATTCGTGTTTTGGCCGCTCTTCTATGGGCCACTCGAAGCCGCAATCTGGGCAACTGCGCACTCCAGGCGCTACCAAGGCTTGGCAATTTGGGCATTCTTTGGCAGCGGTATATTCGCCGTCGCCACTGCTGCCTTTCGTCTTCGGCGCTTCCAACGACACGGCGTCTACCGGCCCGTGGCGACGAATGACGTTGGCATAGTCGAGGATCAGCGCGTCTTGCTTACCTTCCGCGATGCGGAAGGCGCGTCCAACGCTTTGCACGTAAAGGCCTGCCGACTTGGTTGGCCGCATCAGCGCCACCAAATCCACATGCGGAACATTGAACCCAATGGCCAGCAAGTTCACGCTGGTCAGGCACCGAATACGCCCTTGCCGGAAGTCGCGAATAAGGGTGTCGCGGTGCGCCTTCTCCATGGTCCCGTCAATGCTTTGGGCGGCGATACCAGCCTCTCGCATGGCTGCGGCCACGGCTTCGGCATGCTCAACCCCAGAACAAAAAGCGAGCCAGGCTTTTCGGTCATGTCCAAGCGCGACAATCTCCGACACGGCCTGCTTGACCAAATCGCCTTTCATCGCGGCTGCTTCTAGCTCGGACTGCACATAATCCCCGGCGCGGGTATGCACCCCCGACACGTCAATTTTTGCAATCCCCGCCTTGGACTTCAGCGGAGACAGATAGCCTTGGTCGATGAGGTCGATGACCTTTGCCTCGTAGACCACGCCGTCGAATAGCGCGTCTTCGCCAGCATCCAGCCTTCCTTCCCCGGTGCGGAACGGGGTAGCTGTCAACCCGACTATGCGCATGTCAGACGACAGGTCCTTCAGGCGCTCGATGAACTTTCCATACATCGTCATCGAGTTGCGGGGGATAAGGTGCGCCTCATCGACAATAAGGAGGTCGATCTTCCCGATTGCCGCAACCTTGTTGAATACGGACTGGATTCCGCAGAACAACACCTTGGCGCGCGCATCGCGTCGGCCGACGCCGGCAGAGTAAATCCCTACCGGTGCCGACGGCCAGATTTTCAGGATTTCCCCGAAATTCTGGACGATAAGTTCCTTAGAGTGCGTCACGCAGGCGATGCGGAGGCCCGGGTACTGCTCACTCAATTCCTTTATGATGGTGGCGAGAACGAGCGACTTGCCGGCGCCGGTAGGCAGCACCAGCAGGCCATTGCCGCCGCCGCCTTCCCAGAACCGATATAGTGCGTCTACCGCCTCACGCTGATATGGCCGGAGCGAAAGGCTCATGGCGATTACTCCTCATCCATTTGCTTGAGGAAGTGCGCGAAATGGCGGTCAGCCCGCCGCTTGTCTTTGATTTCTTCGGCGCGCGACTGATAATAGCGCAGCGATTTCAGCCGGCTTTTCTCCCGGCCCTCTGGGCTATCGAGCCAAGCCCTGTGTCGTTTCGCCGCCTTTTCCTGCTTGGCTGGGTTTGAAGCCAGAGCGGCTCGTTCCAGAGCGTTACGGCGCTCGCGATAGGCGTCATCCTGCCGGCGCTCTGCCGTACCGGCGATAGTCTTTTCCTTATTGCCGTCCTTTTCGTACCAACGCTTGGCGCGAGCGGCGGCTTTTGCTTTGTATTCAGGCGTGGATCGCCTTGCTTGATCCTTCGCCTTCCATTCAGCCTCTTGTTCTGGCGTCATGTTTTTGGGCTTGGTCATTTCAGAAACTCCCCCGCGAGCGCTGATAGTGATCCTCGCAATAGCGGGACCCGGCGCGCGGCGTGTTGTTGCAAAGGCAGAGGTTCGGGCCGTCGCCGATCGGCCAGCGGCAGCCGTTCACATGGTCGGCCATGGGCACCGGGTTGGAGCCGGGCAGCGCGGCCCATGCATCTCCCTCGATGTATGCCGTGTTGACGCCCAGCGTTTCCGGGTCGGGAGCGCCGCGCCATTTCGTCAGCGCCGGAATGATCGGCACCCGCTTCTTCGGCTTCGCATCCAATTCCGCTGCCGTCTTCGCCCGGTGCTTGCGCCTCACGGGGGCATCGGAGCCGCGCCGTTGTGTCTGGTGTGTGCGGCTGGGGTGATAGAGCCCGAGCCGATGCGCCTTGCCCAACGCCGCATTGCGGCTGCAGCCAATAACGCCACCGATCTCGCGGAACGACGCGCCTTCGGCCAGCATGGAGCGCAGGATCGAGACTTTGCGCTCGTCCCATTCGATGGTCTTGGTGAAGCGAGGGTTGTCGGCTCTCATTTCTACTCTCCGAACAATTGCCCGCGATCGGCATCGGCGCGGTCGAGCATCAGCAGTTGCGTTGCGCCGGGCATGCCGCGCCGGTCCCACACGAACCAGGCGTTCAGCATTGGCGGCGCGCCCTGCCCGGTGAAATCAATGCGCCAGCGCATAAGGTAGACACGGGCTGGCGGCCAATCGCGCCACAGCCCGCCACGGCTTGCAGCCCCCATCCAGTTCACCGGCAGCAGCAGCGCCATGTAATCAAGCCCGAGCACTTCCATGCCGTGCCGCACCCAGCCGGGATCGGCATTGCAGGGCGCGAAAGGCGGGTTGGTGACCACGGCATCGCCGAGCCGCGTGACGCGGGTGAAGGCGAACCAATCCTTCAGCACCGCACCGCAGCCGCGATCGACAAGATCGCTGAAATTGCAGCGCAGCCCCGCCGCATTCAGCTCGCGCACCATGGCGCCATCACCCGCCGCCGGCTCCCAGATCTGCTCGCAGAGGTCCAGCCGGTTGCGCTCGGCAGCCAGAAACGCGCGGGTCGGCTCGGGTGGCGTCGGGTAGAAATCATCGGCTTCGCGCGGCAGGCCGCCATCCTCGCGCGCCTCGCGGTCGCCGAGCAACTCGGCACTCACCGGCTTTGCCGCCTTGCCCGTGGCGCGAAACAGCCCGCGTGCCGATGCCGGCTTGGTCAAAGTGCTCATTTCCCCACCTCCACCCCATCGACCCACTCGGCGCCCGTATTGAGCCGATAGGTCACGGTTTCCGCTTGTTCGTCGGCATCGATCTGCTCACCAGGCACGAGGCCGGGCAGATAGAGATGGTTCGGGCAGCCCGACTTCTGATCGTCGATGCTCAGGGCGCGGTCGTGCCGTGCGCAGTGCCATGCACCGCCAGCGATGGGCGACGAGTGCAGGCATGTGCGGCAGTTGCGCAGCGCGAAGGCATTGAGGTGGCAGACGTTCGCCGCGGCACAGTTCCGGCAGGCCCACGACTGCCAATCGTCGCTGATCTTGGCGGGCGGCTGGTGCGCGTCACGAATGCGCTCGGCCTTCGCGAGGATCGTGAGCGCGTGGGTCGCGTCGTACTCGATCCGCTCGGAATAGAGTTCGCTCGTGTCCTTGTTCTCGGCGAGGTAGAAGCCGCGCGTGAGCCCGCTCAGATGCATATAGACCTGCATTTGGGCGACGTGTTCCGGCTTCGCGACGGCCACGCCATGCGCCTTGAGCTGTGCGAACGACCTGGCGTTGTGCGTCTTGCATTCGAGCAGGTGCCAGGTCTTCGGCGCCTCGATGAGCCCGACGAGCTTGCCGTCGAGATGGCCCTTGAAGTGCCCGTCGAGCGAGACGACTTCCCACTGCTCTCCCGTCTCGGGATTCACGTCGAGCACGGTGACGCCTGCCATGCGGAGCCATGCGACCATGCGCGCCTCCTCGACATGGCCGGTGCCGAACAGACGGAGCATGCGCCCGTCGAATTGCTGGTTCGGTACGGCCCAACGGAAGCGATACCAAAGCTCGCGCTCGCATGGCCGGCCAATGGACGAGGCGCGGATGACGAGATCGAAATCGCGCGGCTCAGCGGCGGCGACGGCTGCCTCGATGGCGGCAATGGTCGGCTGAATGGTGGATACGGGAAACGCGACCATCACTTGCCCCCGTGCATCTGGTCACGGTGCGCCTTCATGCCCTTCGTGCCGCGCAGCAGCTTGCCGCAGTCGGGGCATTTCTCATGGGCACCTGAACGGCTGCGTTTCCGCGAACGCGCCGGTTTTCCGGCGCGCTGAACGATGAAGTTTTCGAGGTTGGGGGTCGACATCACGCGGCCTCCGCCTCGCGCCGCTCGACGCGCAGCACCAGCACGGCAGTCGCAGGCTTGCGATAGGCGTCGAGGTTGTCGGCGTTCAAGAAGCGGCACAGCGCCTTTTCGTCGAGCCCGCCCTTGCGCTCCTGCAGCGTCTGCCGGGCGATGA